ATTATCTAAATTAGCAATTGGTACTAATGGCTATATTTTGCAGTCCAATGGTTCTGCTCCGACATGGGTATTAGCCTCTTCTGTAATCGGTGGTGCTGGCGGTTCAAACACCCAAGTTCAATACAATAGCTCTGGCTTATTGGCTGGTTCTGCTAACCTTACATTTAACGGCACAACACTTACTACAGCTAACGATGCCTCTATATCAGGTCTTACTGTTGGTAAGGGTGGTGGTAGTGTTAATAGTAATACTGCTGTTGGCGGTGGCGGTGCTTTAGCATTGAATACAACTGGTGCAAACAATGTAGCCGTTGGTTCTGGTGCTGGATACGCAAGTACTACAGCCAACAATAATATTTCTATAGGTACAAACTCTGGCTCAACTGCTAATACTGGTTCAAATGTAAGCGTTGGTGTTGGTGCAAACCAATCTAATACTGGTGGAAACAACACAGCTATTGGACATAATGCTTTAATATTTAATTCTACCGCATCTAATAACACCGCAGTAGGTTATCAAGCTGGTTACGCTAATACAACAGGAACTATTGATGCTTTTGGTTCTTCTGCATTAGGCGCAAATACAACTGGCACAAGAAATGCGGCATTTGGTATTTTTGCATTACAAAGTAATACAACTGGTGTAAGTAATACCTCAATGGGTCGTGCTTCATTAGCAACAAATACAACAGGTAATTACAATACTGCATTTGGTGACGCTGCTTTAAACGCAAACACCACCGCATCTTCATGCTCCGCAGTGGGTTTTCAGTCTGGTTATAACAATACTACTGGGATTAATAATAACTTCTTTGGTTATCAAGCTGGTTTTAGTAATACAGTAGGAAATGCAAATTCATTTTTTGGTCATGTGGCAGGATATTTCTCTACCGGGTCTAATAATGTGGGAATGGGTAGTCAAGCATTAGGAAACTCAGGAGCAGGTAACAGTAATACTGCTATAGGTGTTACAGCATTACAATTTACTACTGGCTCAAACAACACCGCTGTTGGTTATGGTTCTTTAGTTTCAAACACCACCGCATCTAACAACACAGCAGTAGGTTATCAAGCCGCATACGCAAATACCACAGGCGCAAACATAAATGCTTTTGGTTACAAAGCCTTAACTGCAAATACTACTGGCGGTCAAAACGATGCGTTTAGTTATAGTGCATTAGCTTCTAACACCACAGGCTCACAAAATGCGGCATTTGGTTTTACTTCTTTATTGCAAAACACCACAGGAAGCAACAATTCAGCTTTTGGTTATCAATCGCTTTACTCAAACACCACCGCTTCTAACAGCACTGCAGTAGGTTATCAAGCTGGGTATTCTGCTTCTGCTGGATGTTCAAATAATACATTTATTGGTTATCAAGCTGGTTATTCATCAATTACAAGTGGTTCTAATCAATTTTTTGGTTATTTAGCTGGTAGAGATGTTACTACTGGTTATTACCATACTATTATTGGTGCTTATAACGGCAATCAAGGCGGTCTAGACATCCGTACAGCAAATAACTACATTGTGTTATCTGATGGTCAGGGTAATCCTAGAGGTATTTTTGATGGTAGTGGTAATTTTGGAATTGGTACTACTAGTCCAGGAGTTAAATTAGATGTTACTGGCACAATAAGAGCAAGTCAATCTTTAGTTTTTGGCTCAAATGGAACTACAGGAGCAGGAAGTATTTATTCCGATTCAAATTGGGGATGTCTTATTACTGCTAAACAAACATCTCCAGCTTTAGCAGATTTTATGTGGCAAAGTGCTTCTTCTGTAGAGCGGATGCGTATTGACTCTAATGGTCAATTATTGATTGGAACTACATCAACTGGTTCTTCAATTCCAAATGGTTTTTGTTTTGGTGTACCTGGTGGTGCTTCCGCAATAAATATTGGTCACCCAAATGCTACTCCTAGCGGATATAACTATGTAACATTTGCCTATAATTCAAGTCAAATTGGTTCTATTACTCAAGCTGGCACAACTGGTGTTCTTTATAATGTAACTTCAGATTATCGTTTAAAAAATGATGTAACACCAATTCAAAATGCTTTAAATATTGTAGAAGCACTTAATCCAGTTAGTTTTACTTGGGTAGATGGCAGACCTGATGATGGTTTTATTGCTCACGAACTACAAGCCGTATTACCTAATTGCGTAACTGGCGAAAAAGATGCTGTAAACGAAGATGGAACACCTCATTACCAACAAATGGATAATAGCGGTGTGATTCCATTTTTGGTTAAAGCTATTCAAGAACTAAACGCTAAAGTAACTGCACTTGAAGCACAATTAGGAGCTAAATAATGTTTACATGGAATATAGTACAGATGGACAGACTTACTTCTGACGGCTTTGTAGTTACTGTTCATTACACAGTAAACGCAGTAGATGGTGAATTTACTGCTTCAACTTACGGCACAGTAGGCTACACACAAGAAGATAAAGCGTATATCCCTTACGCTGACTTGACTGAAGCTGAAGTCGTTGGCTGGGTACAAGAGTCACTTGGTAAAGATACAGTAGAGGCGAGTCTGACTGCACAGATTGAAGCACAAAAGAATTCTGTACAAGAAGCTGGATTACCTTGGGTTTCAGATACAACATTGCCAGCATAAGTTTTATAACCGCAGTACAACTAGGAGAATGAAATGAGCGAAAACACGAAAAAAACTCAAATCACCATCAATGATGTAAGTTACAACTTTGAAGATTTAACAGTAGAGCAACAAACGCTGTTTAATCATTGCGTAGACCTTGACCGCAAAATTGGCAGCGCAGCATTTAACCTTGACCAGCTCAATGTAGGCAAGAATGCCTTCATCAAGTTGCTAGAAGATTCACTAGCGGCCCCGGTTGAAAAAGCCGAAGTGGAAGTACTTCAATAAAAACCTTGGCGGCCTAACCCGCCGCCAACTTACATAAGAATGATAATGGACTTCCAGTCAATGATGAACTTTATCCTACCTACCGCCTGCACTGTGCTGGGCTGGTTTTGTAGGGAGCTTTGGACCGCGGTTCAAGAACTCAAGAATGACGTGGCCAAGCTGCGCGAAGAGCTTCCAACCCATTATGTCAGCAAAGATGACTTTAATGACAGATGGTATGAAGTTCTCAAATCGTTACACCGGATTGAGGACAAGCTAGACGGTAAGGCTGACAAATGAGAAAGCAGATCCACAAGTCTAAGACTATGTGGTTCTCTTTCGCTTTGGTTGTCTTTGGCGCGCTGATGGATAACTTCTCCAGCCTACAAAACGTCATTGATGAGAAATACTATGGTATCATTCTTGTTGCCATCGGCATCATTGTAGCAGCGCTGCGCTTTGTAACTACAGAAGGCGTAGACCAATAATGTTCCCACTATCGGCACTCACTTATGTTAAGTTGGCAGCAGGAGCTCTTATTTTACTTGGCAGCATTTGGTTTGGCTGGCATCTACGGGATGTGGACTTCCAGTCGTACAAAGCCAAACAGGCTATTGAGACACAAAAGCTCCAAGAAGCGCACCAAGCGTCCGCCGACAGAATAGAAAGTGAAAAGAATGCTCAAATCCGTGATATTAATACTAAGCTCGTTGATGCTATTAGCGAGCTGCGTAGCCGTCCCAGTCGCGCCCAAGCCACCGGCACTGGATCGTGTGGAACTGGGGCAACCCTTTATGCCGACGATGCAGAGTTTCTTGTCAGGGAAGCTGCCAGAGCAGACATTATCCGTACCGGCCTTGCAGCCTGCTACGACCAGTACGACGCGCTAAATAAATAATAAACCCCAATTTGCATTAATATATGCAGAGTAAGGAGCATGAATGAAAAAGCTATTAGTAGTACTGATGTGGGTAGTTGGCATATTTGCAGCGATCCACTTCACAGACAGGTACACCCAGATTGAAGAGAACATCATGGCCATCGCTAAATCCACACTAGACTTTATCACCAAGGAGGAAGGTGCCCGTAACAAGGCCTATAAGGACTCTAAGGGCCTATGGACCATCGGAGTTGGGCATCTCATCAAGTCCGACGAGCAGCACCTCATCACCGCGACCCTAACAGATGAACAGGTACAAGAGCTTCTGAGAAGCGATTTAAGGTGGTGTAGCGAGGCCGTAGAGAGATCGGTGAGGGTCAGCCTTACCCAGGGTCAATTCGACGCCCTGTACAGCCTATGCTTTAATATCGGTGAGACAAATTTTAAGAAATCCACAGTGGTCAAGAAGATCAACGAAAATGACCTACAGGGTGCAGCTGACGCCATACTGATGTGGAACAAACCAGATGTGCTTATAAATCGTAGAAAGCGCGAAAGAGCGCTATTCTTAGGGGCGTAAATAGCCTGTTTTTTGCATTAATATAAGTAGGACTACTCAACCAATCACTCAAGGAATTACCATGGACGGCTTTAAAACATTACCAAGATACAAAGCTGGTGGACTAGTCAAGACACCAGTAACCGGCGACAAAAAGGCTGCAGCACCATCTAAGGCCGTAGCAAAGCCAGCCTTTAAGGGCAGCGACGTAGCTAAAGAAAAAAGCAAGCCCGCAGGTCATAAAGACCCGTACATCAAGTCTAAAGAGTCAGGTAAAACCGCAGACTTTCCAAGCGCCGCTGTAAAGGGCCGTAAGGCAAAAGCTACTGGCACCGTGAGCAAATTCAAGTGTGGTGGTAAGATTGTTAAAAAAGCTGATGGTGGCATCATGGACGCTATTGGTGGTGTTGGTACACAGCTTAAGAACAACGTTATGGGAACACCAGAGCAGAATCGTATCGCTCAGGCCCAAATGGACAAAGTAAAGGCACGTAAAGCCGCTCAAGCTGCAGCTTTAATGCAAGGCCAAGGTGGTGCTAGTGCACTACAACAAGGTGCTCTAGCTGGTGGTTTAGGTGGTGCAGCACCAGCACCAGCACCAGCACCAGCACCAGCACCAGCAATGCAAGCTCCGGGCGGTGTAAGCCCAGCTGGCCCTGTACCTACCCAGAAAAAGGGCGGCAAAGTAAAAGGCAAGTGCTAATATGCCAATTAATTCAAAAGCCCAACAGGGCGCTATGTACGCCGCGGCCGCTGGCAAATCAACCCTTGGCATCCCTAAGAAGGTTGCCAAGGAGTTTATTAAGGCAGGGCCTGCGTCAAGCAAATTACCAAACAAAGTAACCAAGCGAGCAGCCGGAAGAGGGCGTTAATATGGCGTACAGTGGAACCACTGGAAATACAACAGTCAACGTTGATCAACTGATCTCCTTTGCGTTTCGTGACGCCGGTAAGACCGCTGAGGAGATGACCCCGGAGCTTATTGGTGCCGCCAAGCAGGCATTGTTTTACAATCTTCAAAACCTATCTAACCTCGGTGTTAATCTTTGGTTGTTGGAGAACATGCTCGTTGGCGCCGTAACGGCCCAGCAACAGTTAGTCCTACCTAAGACAGTGATTGATGTACGAGAATCAAACTGGGTCTACATTATCAACCAGGCAGCCTCTGAGTACTTGCCTATTAGTAATCCAGATTCACCTGCAGTATTTGATCAAAACCTGTCCTTGGTTTCTACCTCCACAGTTGGTGCTAACTATTTTGGTCTTCAGTACCAATCAGCACAGCCTGTCTACTACGTTGGGTTTAATGGCTACGCAGTAGGTACTGGCACAACAACATATAACTTTGCCTATGAGACCAGCGAAGATGGAATCACTTGGACAACAGTAAAGCAACTACCGACTACAACACTCTCAGATAAAGAGTGGGCCTACTTTAACATCACCACAACACCAACGCACCTTTACTACAGGCTGCGTGAAACGGTTGCACCTACGTTCTCTATACGTCAAATCGTATTCTCTACGAGCCAGCAAGTCATTCCACTCGCCCGTTTAAATCGCGATGACTACTGGAATCTCCCAAATAAACAGTTCCCTAGCCAGCGCTCATTGCAGTATTGGTTTGATAGGACCATTGAGCCCTCGATGTACATCTGGCCAGTGCCCAATAACTCGTTTCAAATGTTTCAGTTAATTGTTGAGGTTCAAATGCAAGATGTAGGATCTTTGACAAATCAGATTTACGTACCTGACCGATGGATTAATTGTGTTCAAAAACAATTATCACATTCTATGTCTTTACAACTACCCGGTGTAGATTTGCAACGTGTTCAATATCTAGAAGCTCAAGCACAAAAAGCATTCCTACAAGCCAGCGAGGAAGACAGGGACAAATCACCTATCTATTTCCAACCCAACATCAGCTATTATACAAGATGAATACATCAGTATATTGGATACACCACAAAGACCATACAGATATATTTAGTCAAGGCTATGTTGGTGTATCTAAAAATTGCGAAGAAAGATGGAAGTCACATGCTTCCGGTGAGACAAACACTCATTTAAAAAACGCAATTTTAAAATATGGCTGGAATATGTTAGTTAAAGAAATTGTATTAATTGCAGATTCGGACTACTGTTTTACTATTGAAAATATGTTACGCCATAAAGAAAAAACAGGTTGGAATATATGTGTTGGTGGTGGAAATCCTCCAAGTAATTTAGGTAAAAAAAGACCAAATCATGCAGCTAAATTGCTAGGGAAAAAACGTCCAGAACACGCAAAACACATGCTTGGAAAAAACAACCCGGGGGCAGTTACCATAAAATTTGAAAATAAAGTTTTTGATACAATAAAAGATTTATCACAATTTTTAAACAAAAACTATATGACAACATATAACAGAGTTATGCAGAATCCAAAACGTTGGGGTTACGAGGTAATTAAATGTCAGTAATAATGTCGTACGACAGCCTTGTGCTGAATATCCAGCAGTACATGGAACGAAATGACCCTGACTTCATTGCGCAGATACCCAATCTGATTGCGCTGGCAGAGTCATCAATTGCTGCAGAGCTTAAGACCTACCTACAATTGATTGTGGTAGAGACCAATCTTGCACAGAACCAAACTGTTCTGAACAAGCCAGCACGCTGGAGAAAAACTGTCTCTATGAAGGTCAACGGGCAGCCAGTCTTACTACGCAGCCAGGACTATGTGGCCCAGTACTTATCTGAGTCATCGGCAGGCAAGCCAGTATACTACGCGGACTATGACTACAGCAACTGGAACTTTGCCCCACAGCCAGATACAAGCTATCCTGTAGAAATTATTTACTATGCAGAGGTTCAACCATTAGATTCTTCTAATCAACAAAACCTATGGACAGCTATCGCACCACAGGCGATGTTATACGGGGCCTTGTTGCAAGCACAGGGTTACTTAAAGGCTATTGACAAGCTGCCCGTGTGGAAACAATTCTACACAGACGCCGTTGGCGCACTGAAAAAAGAAGACAATTCACGTCGCATAGACCGCAACACAACCATTCAAGAGCCTTAATATATGACCACTCCAGTATACGTCTCGCCGTTCACAGGGACAGCTGTAACACCAACTGATGTCTCATACCTCGCGCTGCCTTTTAGCACAAACCAGACACTAAACTGGCCATCAACTGTCAATGGTGCCGAGGTTGTTGCTGCTCGTATTATTGACTGTACAGCATCAACATCTGGCCTATCCATTGCGTTGCCACAAGGCAATCAGGGAACACTGGGCTCAGACATCCTATTCCGCAACTTAGGCGCTTTTTCTTTCTTAGTTACAGACTACACCAGTGGTGCGTCATTTACTGTTCCCGTCGGTATCTCTAAGTATGTGTACCTCGTAGATAACACAACAGCCGCCGGTGTCTGGAACAACGTTACCTTCGCGGCGGGCACCTCTGTCGCCGACGCGGCCTCATTGGCTGGTGCAGGGCTGACAACAGTCGGTGGGCAACTAGCCACCACTCAAAACCTAGTAGATGTTACATCTTCTCCAGTCATTAATGATCTTAGCCGCGCTGCTACGTTTGTATGGAATGGCGGCGCTGGAACATTTAATTTACCAATATTTTCCAGTCTATCTGCCGGCTGGTTCATTGGATTTAGAAATAATGGCTCTGGCTCACTCACAATTAGCCCAGTATCCCCATCATTAATCAATGGTCAGTCATCCATCATTGCAAACCCTGGCGACTCTGGGTTTATTATGTATGACTCCGCAAGCAATGGATTTATTACTGTCGGCTTCCTTACTGCACCAAACGTAACCTTCACAGCGGCATCCTACGATGTGGATACCATTGTAGGTAATACACTGAGCCTGGTATCCTTTGCACCAGTTATTCAGACATACATTGCGCAGTCTGGCACACGGACACAGACACTAGCCGTTACACTACCAGCAATTACCCAGATTTATATTTTGGTTAATAATACTAACCAGCTCGGGTATAACATTACGTTCCAGAATCAAGGCACAAGTCAGCCACCGTTCGTATTAACGGCGGGTAGTATTGTTACAATGTTAAGTGATGGTGTAAACTTATACCCACTGACAACGGGCTCTACTGGTTTGTTTTATGCAACAAATGGAACCGCAGGACTACCTTCATTTTCGTTTAATAACGACACTCACACGGGCATGTATCTAGTAGGTACCAGTATACTTGGACTATCAGCAAATTCAACACAGTTAGTTAGTATTGATAATACCAACCCATCACAGCCCCTAGTAACAGTAAACGCGAGGCTGACAGCACAACTCATTAGCGGCGGTGCGTTCTAATGGCCGCTGATAATCAGCAACAGGATACCACACAGTATACTCAGATTTATTCCTTAGCTGTTCCAGCGGGTATTAAAAGAGATGGTACTGTGTTTCAAAACGACCAGTACACCGATGGTGTATGGTGCAGATTTCAACGTGGGGACCCTAAGAAAATTGGTGGCTACCGCACGATATTTAATAGTCTAGTTGGCATCTACCGCGGTATGGTCGTGCAGCCATATAACGGCGTTAACTACATCTTCACTGGTAACTACCAAGAGCTCGATATATTTACCACTGGCCTCTCATTGCCAGATGGCAGTGGCCCATTTACGGCCACAATTCTCCCAGGTACAAGCTACGTTAAGTTATTGTCTAATACCTCTACATCATTTGTAGTCGCTGGAAATCAGACAACAGTATTTCCAACGGGTACTAAGATCATCTTTTCCCAGACAGGTACACCGACCGTATACACAGTAAGTACCTCTGTATTCTCCACACCAAACACTACAGTAAATATATCCACTGGTACCATCATAGGTACCCCGACAACGGTATACATAGATAATGTGCCTGTGTTTACTGGGGACTTAGATTATCAATCAGATCCTTCCGTTGGTAACTATCGGGTTACTTGGCAGTTTGACTCTCAGTTCAGCCCATCAGGCAACCAGCTATCCGTGTTTGCTCACCCAGGTTTAAATTTAACCAATATTGATAATGGTGTGCCAACTCAGGTATTAGTTGGTGGCATAACACCCACATCTGGAAACACCTGGACCTTCTCTGGTCTGTCTGACAGCGCAGGGTCCGCGCCAACATACAAGCCCATCAGCGTTGATGGTGGTGTATGCGTGCTTTATCCATTTATCTTTGTCTATGGCTCAGCGGGTTACATTGCCAATAACAACGTCAGTACAACCTATGGCGACCAGACATTCTATGACTGGAACGGCCCATTAGCCAACCAGGTCAATGTGTCGTCATCCAAGATTGTTAAGGGTATGCCTATGCGGGGAGGTACTAACGCACCCGCGGGTTTATTCTGGGCAACAGACTCACTTATTCGTGTTACCTTTACAGCAGCAACAGCTCCAATTTATTGGAACTATGATATTGTTTCCAGCCAGATCTCAATCATGTCCTCTAACTCCGTTGTGGAGATGGACGGCGTCTTCTACTGGTTAGGTATTGACCGGTTTTATGCCTACAATGGTCAGGTAACGGTAGTACCAAATGATAAAAATATAAACTACCTATTTAATAACCTAAACTACGAGCAGCGTCAAAAGGTGTGGGCGACTAAGGTCCCACGCTACAATGAGATCTGGTTCTTTTATCCTAGAGGTACGGCGACGGAGTGCACAGACGCAATCATTTACAACGTAAAAGATAAGCTATGGTACGACGCTGGGCAAGCAACTGGTGCTCAACGCTCATGTGGGTATACCACTGAGTTGTTTCCTACACCCATCTGGGCCGACTGGAACTATAACACAATCTATGGTGCAGCCCAGACCGTTATTGCACACCCAGCTAGTCTAGCCGCACCAACTGCAAGTCAGTTTTATTTATATGGGGACCAGACACCCCAGTTCAGCCCTGGAGATAATGTAACCTTTACGACAGGCAATAGCTTTAACGCAACCTATCAAATAGTTTCCAGTCAGAACATTTATAATACTACCATTGGAACCCCGGGCGTTACATTAGTAACATGCAGCACACCGTTCTCAATTACTGTCCTTCCCGGGCAGCAAGTATTTTATGTTACTGGTGGGTTTAATATTTGGCAGCATGAGTTTGGTGTTAATGAGATTGCGCTAAATGGCGAGGTTGCGATATACTCCAGCATTACTACCAGCGATATTAGTTGGTTAACTGGTAACCCAAGCCAAGACGCACTCCAAGGTGTTAATAGACGTATGCACCTACGACGAGTAGAGCCAAACTTCTTACAGACTGGAACGATGGCAATGACCATCCTTGGTCGTAAGTTTGCCTCTGGTCAGTCTGAGGAAAACTCTGGGCCATATTACTTTAACCAAGAGACAGGTAAGATTGACCTTCGCGTTGAGCATCGCCTAGTAAGGTTAAAGTTTGAGTCTAATGAGATTGATGGCAACTACGAGATGGGGCGTAACCTCATCACGGCTGAGTTTGGAGATGAACGTCCTTGACCACCCCACTTCTTAAAAACACCATACAGCAGTACTTCCCGTGTGTGCCAGATTATATGAGCTGGGATGACTTTAATGGTAACCTAGCAATTCACTACGGCCAAGAACCAATGATGTTTGCCCCCGAAGAAAATTGGCAGTCAGTAGCACAGAATATGTCACAGATGCACGTATTTGCGGCGTACCCAGTGCCTAGCCCAAAAGAGTTTGCCACGTGGCAGGACTGGGCCAGAGAGTTTACTTTAATCGTCAATGGCCCATCAATTTAGGGCGTAAAGTAGCTCTTTTTTGCATTAATATAGATATAGATATAGATATCAACACAAAGGAAATATCATGCACGGACAACAAACAATGAAATACCTGAACGACAAAGCGGTATCTGACGCTATGTTAGCTAAGCATCAAAAAGATCAAATTGATCCAGTGTTTGCAAAAGCTGCAGAGGAAGCAATTGCCGCCCGCGTAAAAAATATCACTGAGTAAATGTCTCATCCTTTAACAGATGCTTCTGGCCGCATGTCGGAACAGGAAATCTTTAGGCACTCCCCAGAGATAAAGAAATCCGGTGAAGACTGGAAAAAGATGTACGCCCAGGTTCACAAGCTGTTAGATACAAACCAAGTACGTGGTATTCGCCACGGAAACTCTTTGTTTTTCTATTTGATTGAAGAGCCAAAAAAGGCACGCATATTTTTTGTTAACGCGGATGTACCAAAGAATTTCTTACGTAATCTACAAGAGTTTGCTAAGGCGATGCACGCCGCAGGATTTACTTCTGTGTATGGATTTACAGATGATTTACCAACAGTAAGAGCTATTCAGCATTTAGGGTATAATGCGGTTATTGAAGATACCGGACTGCATCCAGTTCACCATCAGACCTACAAGGTGTCTATAAGTGTCTGATCCAGGGAAAGAATTATCAAACTTTGGTACTTCAATTACTCAATCTGCACAAGGAATTGTGTCTGATGTTGGGTCATTTTCTGCGTCGGTAGGCTCATCATTTAAGCAGATTACCAATAAGCCTCTTCCACTTATTGAGGCCATAGCATTAACGTATATGTTGGGGCCTTCGGGTTTGGCACTTGCTGATACAGCCGGAGCGGCAATTATTGCGTCCGCAGCGGTAAGCGCGGCAAATGGTGGCAACATACAACAAATTGCGTTGTCTGCTGCATCAGCATACGCAGCAGCAAACGCCGGTAATATGGCAGGTAATTTAGCCGCCAGCACCGCAATGGATTATGGATTTAGTGGAACCACAGCCTCGGTACTAAAAACAATTGTTACGAGTGCCTCAGCACCCGCCGCAGCTGCAGCGCTTAGTGGGAAGTCACTAGACCAAATATTAATAAGCGGCGCCGCAGGTGCTGTGTCTGGCGCGGTCCAGTCTCAATTAGCAACACTTAAGAACTCCGATGGTAGCGCCATGTTTGATAAGGGAAGCCTTAGCTCAACATTAGTTGCTACCGCCTCCAACGCGGCGGCAAAGGCAATATTAGGTGGAAAAAGCATTGGTGATGCTATTGCCCAGTCTAGTGTATTATCAGCAACAAGCTGGGGCATCAACCAGGCCTCCGCGGCAATCAAGGACACCTTTAACCAGTTAACCACAAAGTCAACTGCCTTAACAGATGCCGTCTCCCAAGCTAATACTTTACAGACAACAGCAACAAACTATTACAACCAGACACTTAGTCCACTTGAGGCAACAGCCCAGCAAGAGTTTGATAGCCTAAACACTATCGCTGGACAGTTTACCACGGAGAAGGCACAGTACGATAGTCAGTTTGCTACCGGGTACACACCAGCGTTAAACGCCTATGATAGCGCAAAAGCAAACTGGACCTCAGGATTAAACTGGTTGGCAAGTCAGCCTGGATATAACTATTCATCCGCGTCATGGTATTTTAATAATTCAACATCCGGGTATACATACAACCGTTGGATAGCCCCCTGGATTGCTGCAGGAAATAACTTAACCACACAGTACAATTTATTACTGCCAACGGTTGATGCTTTAAATAAAAGTGCTGCCCAGTATAATAGCGGGGTTGATGTATTTGGCAAAACAATGACGCAGTTGTCAGATGTAAAAACAACTTACCAAGGCTATGTGGATCAAGTAACCACTGCGGCAGATACGGCAAAATCCCTATCTACCGATGTGAATAATTTAACAACCCAGCTTGGCCAACAAACAGCAGAACTTAATGCAAATGAAGCAACGGCTGTTAACGAGTTAGTTAAAAACGCGGCAGACTTAGCAGTAAACCAAATTATTGACCAGACCAATGTTAATAAACTGGTGTCCCCAGAGGCTATTGCACAATACAATGAAGATACCGCCAATGGTGTGAGCCGTGTTGATGCCTTTGCTAACGCACAAAATACAGATATTACTGTGCGCGTTGGCGATATGCCAGAGTCAGTACAGCAGGCATTTAATTCACTTGTTCAGTCAGGTGATACACCATCTGCTGCGGTGGCAATTGCCGACCAAGTTAATAAAATGCCGACAGTGGCCCAAGACGCATTTAATAACGCACTACAAGATGGTATTAGTAGCACACAAGCACTATCAGATGCCCAGACAGTGGCGGCGTTAACACCAGCGCAGCAAGCACTATACAGTACCGCATACGGGCAAAATAACAGCGTCAGTACAGCAATTAGCAACGTACAGGAATACGCCACATTAGATTCTCAGCAGCAGCATATATTTAATGCTGCATTGAATCAAGGAACCGCCGTAAGTGGCTCTTTGGAAAATGCTCAAAATTTTGCAGCATTAGATAAAACACAGCAAGACATTGTTACGTCATCCATGGTGCAGGGTGGTACCGTTGCTAATGCCTTTACTGATGTGCAGAACTACAATAAGATGTCGCCAAACGAGCAGTCAGTATTTGATGCGGCAACTAAAGAGGGACTAACTGTAAATCAGTCCTTTACTAATACTTCTGATTTTACAGGATTAAACTCCACTCAGCAAGAGGTATTTAGTAAAGCATTGACGGCTGGTGTAAATACCACCGACGCATTATCTGCAGCACCTACTATCGCTGGAGAGTCAAGTATCTCCCAAGAAACTTACTTTAAGTCTTTAGCCCAAGGTGTTAGTAACACTGAAGCATTGAGTACATCAGCCTCAGTAAATGAAATGGCAGCTAAGGACCAGACCCTATTTAGTCAGGTTGTTAGCTCTGGTGTAGATATAAGAGATGCACTGACAACAACGCCTACGCTATCAAGTCAGTCTGATATTGCGCAGAAGGCGTACTTTAACTCGTTGTCCGAAGGGCAAAATAACTCATCGGCGTTAAACACATCATCATCAGTAAATGCGATGAGTGACAGCCAGCAGAGTATGTTTAGCAAGATATCAAATACTGGTGTATCTACATCTGACGCATTGGTTGCGGCACCAACCATTAATAGCTCTTCTGATATAGCAAAATCTGCATACTTTGACTCGTTGAAATCTGGAACAGATAGTAATGCTGCTGTAGCAGCTCTTCATACAGATGAGACAATTAATAAATTTAGTACTACAGCACAGGCTGCATTTAGTAAGGCATATCAAGAAAATCCAGATTTAAACGCAGCAGTGGCTTCTGCTTCATCTGTAAACTCAATGACTACCTCACAACAAGAAATGTTTAGTAAGGTACTTGATACAGGTCTTACAACTAGAGAAGCCCTGACAAGTGCTCCAGTTTTAACTTCTGCTTCTGATATTGCACAAAATTCATTTTTTAACTCTTTGACTGAGGGTAAAAATAGCGTGGCTGCATTAAATACAGCCTCTGGAGTAAACAGTCTAAGTACATTAAATCAAGATTATTACCAATCGGGTACAAATCTTGGATTAGATACTGCTAGTGCTTTAGCGTACGCACCAAAGATTTCAGCATTGAGTACTACAGCACAACAAACATTCTACAGTGATGCAAAAAATGGTGTTGGACTAGACGCAGCATTTACAAGTGCCTCACAGATTAATAATCTTACCCAGTCACAACAGGCGTCATACGAGAACGCGATTAGTAAAGGGCTGGATACCACACAAGCACTAACCGTTGCAAACAATGCTAGTATGTTAAATCTAAATGCTCAAAACGGATACATTGAGCAGGTTAGATCTAATGTTCCGACTACTACAGCAGATGTACTGTCAACTACTTTAGGTCAAATATTTGGTACAAGTACTGCTCCAACAAATATTAATACCCCAAGTACTTTGACAGACCCTGCGGCTATTGCGTACTATAACTCGCAGATGGTTAAACCTGGTGCGGACCCAGTTTCTGTCGCTGCAACAGCTGCAAATGTACAGGCGTATAATGCCTTAGATCCTGTTAGTAAGCAAAATTACGAATCTTTAGCTGCAACAAAAGGGTTTACTCCTCAAACAGCCATGGCGGAAACGCAGTCTGTAATCAATGAGTTTAACTCACAACAAGAAGCCAATGCAATAGCCGCTGGAAAAACAAGCTACGTTGATAACACTGGTAAGTTAAATATTCTTGTTACAGGAACTAATTATACCCCAACACAAGCTCCAGATATTAGTAAGGCAAGTCCTGGGCTACTAAATACACTAAAGCAATTTGCTGGGGTGTATGGTTTTGGTGATGCAGACCCAAATGCAATGTTGGGTAACATTTGGGGAACCGGTTCAACTGGAAATGTTAGTGCCCCAGCTTTATGGGCCGGTGGTACTGCAGATCAGCAATTAGCTGCTTTAAAGGCACTCCAAGTTAACTACCCTGAATTATCTGCATCTGATAAAGCTATTGTTAACCAAATTGCAGCTAAAGTAGCAGCGGCTCCAGTGACAACTAAACCAGTTATTGGTCCTGCCGGAGGTGGTGGTAACGCTGGAGCTGGGGCAACAGGAGAGTCGGGATCACCTGGAGCACCTAGTACTGGTGGTTCTACAACCACTGGCGGAGCTACAACACCTTCAGCCACCCCATCCAGCCCATCAGATATTATGACGGTGTATCAAAACTTATTAAATAGTTTTTATACAGGTAATGGTGGATCCGGAACAACAGCTCCGGTTTTATCTGGAACATCTACGGGGACCAGTTCGGTTACCTCGGCGGTTCCTGTTGGTCAAACAACAGATAGTAAAGGAAATATCACCACGTCATTTAGTGATGGGTCTTCCAAAACAGTTAGCAGTACAGGATCTTTAATAAACTCGACAGCAGCTGGAACGGGCTCTAAGATTAGCAGCACAGCAACTGGAACCGGTAGCGGAACAACAGGAACAGGCGCAGGAGCGACAGGCACTGGAACTGGTACCACAGGAACAGGCACTGGAACTGGCACGGGATCTGGTAGTGGTTCAGGCACTGGAACAGGTACTGGGACCGGCACAGGATACAGTGCCTCGTCATATGGTTTTACTGCACCACAGTTACAATCCGGAACGGGCTCATTAACCAACCTAGTAGGAACACTGGGTGGTGGTAAACAAGCCACATTGGTTGGCCTTCCAACAACACAAGAGACAGTAGCACCAGAGACAAATATGGTATACACACCAAACACAGGAGCAGGATCAATGCCAGCAATTATGCCACAACAATTCGCATCGGGGGGAAGTACCTCAGCCTCAGATTTAACTGGCGGGACATACAACCCCATTGGTCAAACCAGCACTGGGATAGATCATCTAACACCTGCCATTGCTGCGGCACATAAGGCACAGCTTTTAGGGATGCCCACAATTACCGAGACTGCGTCACCGTTGTTTGCCACTCAGTACAGCCAGTCCCCTATACAGTCCCTTTCTGAGACGGTAAACCCTGCCAAAATGGCTGAGGGCGGTGGGTTGCCATCACCAACATATAACTACAACCAGACAGGGTTTCCGCACATGAACCCATCCATTGTTAAGGCAAAGGGCCCCGTTGGTTTAATGGGTCTACCAGGCCACGCATACGGAGATTTAAGTGGTCGATTAGTGGGCATGCCCCCAGGTCACTCCGAGGGTGGCGAGATTGAAGGCCACAACCCAGAATTTTATTCAGAGGGCGGACTACAGCACTTTGTTCAAGGTGGCGGTACCGGCACATCTGATTCAGTACCAGCGATGTTGGCAAATGGTGAGTTTGTGATCCCTGCCGATGTGGTATCCGGTTTAGGCAACGGTAGTAACGATAGTGGTGCTCAAATTTTAGACCAATTCTTAAAAGCAATTCGCGCACATAAGCAAAGCAATAAACCCGAAGATTTACCACCAGACTCAAAAGGCCCATTGGGCTATCTCTTAGAAGCAAAAAGGAAAGCATAATGGCAAGCACAGGACTCAGTGGATTAATCTCCAACACAGGTGTACAGACAACGGCAATGCCGTCTTGGTATGACACAGCACAACAGAACGTTGTTAGTCAAGCACAAGCAGCTAACGCTGGTGCACCGACGCCACAGCAGACCGTTGGGCAGAACGCTGTTAATGCACTATCTGGACCAACCAACGCCTTCACACAGGCCGGTGGCACACTGCAGAGCATTGCCAGTGGTGCGGCTAATCCATGGAACACAGATGCCTCCGGTAATGTAACACCAAATACAAACACTGCACTAGGTGGATTATTTCAGGCACAGAACCAACAACTGAACCAACTAATGCCAACCACAACGGCACCGGTTGAGGCCGGTAACATTGGCTCTGGCAACTTTGGTGGCTTACGTGGTCAGACAGCGGTTGATACCTCTAAGGCAAACGCCTTGGCAACACTGAATACAGCACAGAACCAAGCCGCGTTACAGAACCAAGCAACCGGTGTAAATGCTGGTGCTGCAGCTGGTAACGTTGGTCAACAAAATATTAACAATCTATTGACAACCGGTCAGTACCAGCAGGCATCACCTTACGTTAACGCAACAAACCTAGGTAATGTCTTGTCCTCAGTAACCCCAGGTCAGACAGTCTCTAACTCAACTAACTTATCTCCTGTTAACCAAATTGGTGGTTTGATTAGTGCCTTAGGTGGTGGTGCAAACACAGGAATACTTAACCAATTATTTGGTGCTGGATCTGCTGCTGTTCCAGGTGTTGGGACAACCCCAGGTACTGCTGCTGTACAACCAGGTTTACTAAATCAATTGTGGTCTTGGGCTAATTCGCCAAGTACTCCCGCTGTTGATCCAAATACAACATACGACGCTACAAACGGAACTATCCCTTAAGGAATCATTATGGCACTACCAGATAGCGATACATCAGTACAGTCCGGATTAGACGCAGTTGCACCGGAAGCTGCGGCGGTACCCTATGGCAAGGCCCCTGCAGCCCGCGGACCATATGCTCTACCAACAGCACAAGGTGCTATTGGTGTGGACCCAGAGCTCTTGGCCAACATGCAAAAACTTATTGATGAAAAGCAAGCCCAGAAGGGTAGCTTCATGGAGAACATGAAGGACGCGCAGGCCTGGTGGTCTGGTGGCGTCGCTGGGCCATCTGAAGGTTTACGTAATCGTGAAATAGATAAATCCCGTCAGGAGCAAGAGCTCTTTGGTATGCGTAGCCAGTTATCACAGGCTAAAATTGGAATGGCTCAAACCAAGGCACTTCAAGAAAGTTTATTTGGTAGCCCCACCAATGCAAGTACTACAAACACATTGCCCCCATCACACATTACCGCAGGCGCACCCACCTCTGGATCATCCATGGTCCAACAGGGAGGTATGCTTGGATTGGTAGAAGATCCAGCCCTTCGTCAAAGTATTGGCAATCAGGCATTAAGAGATCCCGTTGGGGCCCAAAAAGCTATTCAAGAATATTTAGCTAAGAACGCCAACAAGACGGATATGATCAAGGACGTACAATACATGGTACAGCACGGTCTAGTTGATCCTAAACTCATCCCAGCTGCAGTATTGACTAAGTTCGTTGGCCCTGGCGCCTTTGTTCCACATGATGTTCGCGGCACCGCTGGTACTGGACAGGCCACACCATTTGGTACAGCAACTGGTGTTGCTGGCGGTGCGCCTGTAGGAGCTCCTATGGCTCCTACAGCAGCTCCGGCGGCTGCTCAAATACCTATGCCTTTGGCAGCCCCTGCAGCCCCTGTAGCGGGACCACAAGCAATACCCGCAATTAGGCCACCAGCACCGCCTCAAATAACAAGACCCCCCGCTCCTGTAGCTCCTGTAGCTCCTATTGCCCCTGTACCTCAAGCTCCTGCTCCTGTAGCTCCTGCTCCAGCTGCACCACAACGGGTTGTTTCTCCGTTTGCTCCCGGCACTAAGGAAGACCTTGAGTTTAAATCTAAGAGCGCAGAGGTACCTATTGCTGGTGCTACGTCTCAGGCCACTGAGTCTGGTAAACTGTACGCCGCGGGTGAAAACACACTACGTACACAGGGTATGTCCGCTGGTACACGTCAGGTTACTCAAGACGCCACAATGCGGTTATTAGATGACCCTGAGGTTAAAAATATGGTTGGCAAGTACCAAACAGGCTCTAAGGCAGATGCTTTTGTTCGCCAGATGCAGGCCGGTATCGAGGCCGGTAACTTTGGTTCCATTGGTCTTAAGGAGCTACAAGAGAATTTAGCTAAGTCCGGTGCAAGCCCTGAAGCAATCCGTAAGTTTGCTCAATTAGAGAGCTTTATGAAACAGAACGAGCTTGAGTGGTCCACAAACTACCTTAAAGGTCAGGGCGCTGTTTCGGATAACGAGCGTGGTTTGGTGCAAAAAGCTGTTGGCTCTGTTAATGACCCAATTGGTAAACTAAAAACACTAACCGCTACATTACGTGAGCGTGCATTATTTGACGCCGAGGTTTATAATGCGTACAAGAAAAATAAAGGTATGAACTTTGGTGATTTCTTGGATAGCGATCAGTTTCAAGCATTAAATGATAAGCACAATAACCGCTTGGCAAATATATTAAGCATGAACCCAGCGGATTTAAAGTCCAATGAAGGCTTTAAGATTCAAGCTGGTGTAGCAACACCTTCTGCATCAGGCTCTAGTTGGGATGCAGCAAAAGAAAAAAGATACCAAGACTTTAAAGCATCACAAACAAAGGCTAAATAATGGCAGATGAATTGACACCTCAAGAGCAGGAAGAGTTTGAGTTCCGTCATCGTGCGGAGCAAGAGCAACCACAGGCCGCTGCTGCTCAACCAACAAATATTCCAGGTACTAGCGTAGACTACTCCGCACCGGGTTTTGTTGCTGGCACCGCTGGTGTTGTTGGTGGTGCTATGTTAGGCCCCGGATTAAAATCTGAGTTTGACAAGTACGGTATCCCTGGTCTAAAGCCACAGGCCACCACAGCTCCTCAGGTTCCCCCAACATTTAAGAGCCCGACAGAGGTTGCAGCTCAGGCAATTAAAAACCGCCAAGGTAGTGTTACTGTTGAGGGATACCCATCCAACCCTAACGCAAATTATGGCCGTAGCCAGTTTGTAAACCCTGAGGGTAAGGGTTTATTTTATGGTACCGGTGAGACGGGCGACTACTCTGGTGTACGTAAGTCTGCAGAGGAGGCAATAGCCGCAGAGAAGCAATTCCCTGGCATGAAATCTATTCAGGGTGGTGCAACACCATTCTCTGTTCCTGAACATGTCGCTAAGGAACTAGAGTCATTAAAAATTCAAGAAGACGCGGCAAGAAACGCACACAACCAAGCAGAGGTAAGCCGTATTGCACATCTTCGTGCGTCTCGCCTGCAGGCAGTAGAGAACGCATACAAAGAATTAAACGCTAAGCCAGGATTTATGGAGTCCTTGCGTGGTGCTCCAGTACAAGCAGCACGTCGTGGTGTTGAGAATGTTGGTGATTTTTTAAACAGAACAATTAGCCCGCATGGTATGGCAACGGCAGGTAGCCGCGCCCTTGGTGCGCTT